CCCTTGGTGGCATCAAATAATGCAGCGCCCAAACCAGCCACAGCAGCCGTCGCAGGGATCAAAGCCTTCTTAAAAGCAAACTTTGTTTTCTCCGCAGCGCCGTCCAGCTGTGAAAATTCCTTCTTAGCCTTTTGGACACCCGAAGAGTCAAACTCGCTGAAAATGTTAAGTACAACAGACATGGCTATATGTTCCCACCGCGTCCAACTTGACGCATAACTCTCGAGACCAAGTCTTTCAACTGACCTTCAACTTCGGCTTGCTTAACTTCGTAGGCACGGTAAAGAACTCGAGAAGGCTGACCGAAACGGCGGTCTAACTGCTGTGCTAAATCACCTTTGCGTGACATGTCAAAAATGGTTGCCTGAGTGCCACCCCAACGAATACCAAACACGCCCACATTCTGTTTGAACCCTAGACCCGTGTCACGGATCTTCTTGCCTGATGTAAACGCCTTGAGGTTCTTGCGAACCATCATTGACTGCCAGTGCATAATTTCCTTGCCTGACTTGCCCTTCCACGAATACTTCATACCCGACAACGGAGCCTCGACAGGTAAACGTCCGTAAGCCTCTTGAATTACAGGTTGCACAATTTCCTTGAAGTCCTTGGTGACTTGCCTGCGGAGTTTCTTGTCAATCGTGTTGAGTTCTTTGAGAGCCTCTTTGAGACCAACGACTTCCATGCCAAATTCAGCGGCCACGTTTACTCTCCTTTGCTCTCTTTTTCAGCACATCCAACATGGTGTGCAGCTCTTGTGTATCGAATGGGATTTGGTGAGGCCAAAACCCCGTCTCAACTGCTAACTCGCAGATGGTTCGGAGGTAAGAGCCTCTTGCGTAGGGTTTGCAGCGTCCTCGCTGACAACTTCCACCGAAACCAGTTTCTTGATGTAATCATCAAAGACCGCTGGGACGGTGATGCTGTTTTGCTTTGCACCCTCGAAAGCGAGGAAAGCGAGGTGCTCCATTGCGACACCGGAGGCAAGGTCAGAAGCGCGAATTTTGAACTTGCGCTCCAGTGCCACAATAGAAAACAAGTTGGTGGTGACCTCGTAGGTGAGGCCGTCCGTCTGTTCGACTGCGAGTGTGATCTTCATGTTGTTTCTCCTGAAGGTTTACGGGTTTACGGTGCGGTTACGTCACGAACCCATGTGCCACCTGTGAAGGTGACCTCAACGGTGGCAAGTTCGCCCACGGTTGAGTTGATTGGGGTGAAGTCAGCGAGCATGCAGTTGGTGATGATGTACTCAGGGTTGCTAGCGGACTCTGTGGTTCCAGATGGGGAGATGGTCAAGACGGTGGTGCCAGTGCCTACGCATGAAGCAAGGATGCCTTCAACTTCGGCAGCGCCGTAAGAAAGGAACAAAGTCATTGTGACTTCGACATTTTTAAGACCGCCAGTGAAGCGGTGTCCTGTGTCGCCGAAAGCGGTGGACTCAAGTGAGTCCTGACCAATCATGACGCTGACGGCGTTTGCCTGATCGCTGAGGTCTGTGGTGGTTGCGCCCTGCGTGATGTTAATCGTGGCATTGCTGAGGAAAGTTGTTGTAGCCATGAGGGCTCCTTTTGGTTAGTTGCGCCGTACGGCTACGGCAACGGTTAAGTCGTAAGAAGGCAGGTCTTGCCCCCCTACGGATACGAGGCCCGGACGTAAATCCGTGACCGCGATAGGTGAGTTCATAATCTGATCTGCGATTTTCATCAGGTAATCGCCTGCGTCTTGGTTGCCCGGAGGCGGAGCCAAAACACGAAGACGAAGAGTGATGTTTCCGACGTTGTATGTAAACACGTCAACGGTTGGGAGTTCGATAAGTACAGACTGGGGGCGAGCGTTGCGAGGATCAGTAACAGGAACAAGACCGAGTGTGGTTAGTTCTGTTTTGCAAGCGTTTACGGCTGTGAGAAGAATGTCCACAGATGGTGAAGGTCCGGGTCCGGGTCCGGGTCCGCCGCCCATGCTCATGCGACTTGCGCCCTTCCACAACCGAGCAGCTGCATAATGCGAGCAAGGTTTACAGGGAGAGCAAGATTGCCCATGCCGTCAAACCTGCGTACGCGTCGCCACTGGTGCCACGCTCACGGTAGATCTGCGCTGCGTAAAGTGTCGCAGCCATTTCCACCGATGCGTTAGGCACAACTGTGGGTGAGTCGGTGTAGCCACCTTCACGGCGCTTGTTAAAGCACCAAAAGTTGGAAGCAGAAACACACTTGGCGATGTAGGCCGTGTCATTGGCGGTAGCCACGTCAATGCCCAAAAAACTAAGCACCAACGCTGAAGTCGTCCATGCCGGGGAGACGGTGTAGGTGACAGTACCTACAGCGGTGTCATAGGTGACGTTTGCTCCTGTGTTTGCGTAGATGATTTGGTTGGGCTTGGAGATGTCATAGTTGAACTCCAACACGCCATATTCATCCACGCTGATCAGTTCATACTGCTCAATGGAAAACACTGTGACAGTGCCATTAAAGGTTGTGTCAGCAACACCAGCAATTACTGCGGTGTCACCAACTGCAACGTCTGAAAGGGTCAGGGTCTGTACGGCTGCGTAGTTATCCACGCGCGCGGCGTAAACAATTTGACTAACAGACATACAGACCCCTTCCTACTACCCGTCTAGATCAGACGAATGCAGCCTTGATGAACTTGGTGTCGTCAATCATCTTTGCTGCGAAGTAACCGCGGAAAGCAATCTGACGTGACAAGGTTGAAGGCTGTTCAATGCTGACTGCGCCCTTCATCTGCTCCCAACATTCGAAGCCACCAGAGGTTGCATCGCCGATGATGAGTGTGCCCGATGGAAGGTTGCGGTCAACGACAACCTGAAGACCGAAGGCGTTGCCTGCGGAGTCTCCCGGTGCGAGCTGACCGAGTGCGTTCATTGGCCCAATGTTGGGGAACAAAGGACGACCGCTGTCATCGCTCAAGTTACCGAGGCTTGCCCAACGGTTAGGAGCCATGAAGAGGTGCGTTGGAAGGTTGCCGTTAGAACCCGTGAGGATGTCAGAAGCGGCTTGGTAGATCCATGCAACCCATACTTCAGGCTTTGCAATGTCTGCAGCGGTGAAGTTGTTGGTGTTGGTGGTTCCTGCTTCAAGAGCGTCAGCTGCCACGTTGTCCACGGTGTTCGCGTAAACACGACCCATGTCATCAAGCATTGCGTTGAGAACTTCTGGCTGTGTCCAGTCAAGCGAAGCCTCAGATACTTCAACGTATCCGCCGTAGATGCCCTTGGTGATTTGCACGTCATTGACAACGAAAGTGCCAGCCTGAATGGCGGTGTTTTCTGTTGCGACAGCCATGCTCGTGTGAGTGGTGACTACTGGACGGATGAAGACCTTGCCACCTGCTGGAAGTTGACGAACACCAACGGCGTCGATAACTGGGCGGAGACCGCGGAAGTTGTTGTAGATCGGCGAGACGATTGGCAACGGAAGGATGCCGTCAAGGTCGCTTGTTACAACGTCAGGTGCAGCGGCGCGAAGTCGTGCGTTGAACTCGGCAGCGATAGAGCCACCCTGCATCTGTGCAGAGAGCCACTCACCAGCCGAAGGCATGACGAACTTCTTTGCCTGAGCAAAGATTGGTGCTGTTGGAACGATTTCAGCCGAAGCCTCAACCGTTGGGGTATCTGTTGACATGGTTTCCTCCTCGGAAATGTCTTGGGGTTGGGGTTCGACAACTTCTTCTTCTGACTCTTCGTCAGGCTGGGAAGCAGCGATTTCTGTGATGACCGCATCTGCAAAAGCAGGCTGTGCGACCAACGAGATCTCAATGAGGTTTGCCTTAGAAACGACCATCGTGCCGTTCTTGTCAAACTTGTATTTCACCGGCATAGCACCGACACTTACGGAGTCGTAAGCGCCAGCCTTCACCAGTTCAATTGCCTCATCGCTTGCGCGAGTGTTAGCAAACTTTGCTGTAAACAAAAGACCTTCTTCGGCTTCAACGAGTTCGGTGACGACACCGCGCAGCTGCGTCATGTCGTGACCCTCAAGAAGTTTTGGAGCCTTTGCGTTTACATCAAAAGCGCCACGCTTAAACATCACGGACTCACCCGAGGACACTGTCGCTGGAGTGTCCCAAGGAACGGCCACACCCGTGATGGTACGGGGGCTGTCCTCGCCAGCGGCAGCGTCCAAGGTGACTGGCACAGCTACAAACTCAATCTTCACAATTCGTCATCCGTTTCATTGTTAGGCATGCCACTAGGGCTTTCAGATCCTTCGTAGTCTTCAATGTCAAACTCGACATAGCGGTTACGAGGAAGAACTTGTGCGCTGGAAAGGGTCTGCTCAATAGCGTCCATGTAGATACGAGCGCCGAACAAGTAGAGATCCTGACGCGCCTGCTGAGCGTTCTGATACGTCATTGAAGCGCCCTCAGTCGGGGCAGACACAAGATACGCAGGGACATTGCAAAGGCGAGCCATCTCAAGCGACTGGTACTTGCGCTGATCCGCAATAACTTCCTGAGGGTTCTGAGCAAACTCCTTGAACTGCACCTGACGCGACAACGCACCGATGGCGTTCTGTTTACGGGCTGCAGCCCACGCAGAAGCAAGGTTGCCCAAGTCATCTCCTGACATGTCCTCGCCATCAATTTGTTGCAGATAGCCCGGGACAGTTTCTAGGCTCGCATAGCGGTCGGCTGCCTGATTTAAGAAAATGTTGGTGTTGATTGCCTGCGCGCCAATCTTCAAGATGCCCTCAATAGGGCTTAAGAACTGGATCACATTGTTCACATCAAGCGGTTGACCGTTGAACTCCAGCTCGTCAGACGGCCCGAAGTATTGGGGAACACCCGACTGCTGGGTGCTGGAAACGTTTGCAGCAGGGAGCCATGTAAACGAAGCAGGAAGACCGGTGGAATAGCGAGTCTGCACATAGGCGTACGCCACGCCGTAAAAGAACATGTCCGAAAAAATGTTTACAAAGAAAAACGAGCGTGACA